AAATACAAGGTCTTTGCTGGGCGGGATATTTGGAATGGGCCAAAGTACCTCTGTCCCGCCGCCATCGAATACAAGGCGTGTTGTAGAAACATCGTCTTACCAGAGCCAGAGTATCCGTGTATTTGAATGATGGTTTGAGGACGAAGCCACGGCTCTAAGAAGTAAACCCTGTTCTTGCCTGCCTCAATAAGGTTTTCACAGTCACCAACTGTAATTAGTTTCCTGTCTCTCTTCTCGCCTTCAAACACCTCGATGTCGGGACGTTTGTAAATGTACTCACCAGTGCGCGAATCAAATCGTTCGGGATGATTGCGCTTCTCCATCCTCTCAACACTTTGTAGCGTGTCTTCAAATTCCTTGTTTGGTAAATGGTCTTCGAAAAACCAATCCATAAATGCCCGACATTTAACACGCAACTCAGGTCCGAAAGCTCCAGTGAGGACGCACTCAGATGCGTACCTCATTACCCTGTCGTTCCGCGCATTACCCATGCCGCTAGGTATCTTGTTGTTAGGGAATTCAGATTTCTTGATAAACGCCTCTGTTCTTTCCCATTCTGTCATTAGGGCAGATGGGTCATAGCGAATGTCGCTCAGGTTGAGTTCAGAAAATATGAAATCGTCAGCCTCTAAAGATGAAACCGATGGTGACCAATCCTGCCATAAAGGTAGGTCGTCTATCCTATCTAAACCCTGAGGTATCTTCCACGAGTAGCCATTACTTGGCGGTAAAAGAGCGTAGCTTCCGTCACCTCGGAAGTCCAAGCCATTCGTTCGGGGCCAGTCGATACCAGTCGAATTACCGCCTGCTCTCGGCCCCCTTCTCGTACCATCCTTAGGATGTGCGAACCAAAGGTGGCACCCCCTCTTGGTCGATACGCTGATGGGCGAACGCATCCCGCAAGCAATCGCTGAATTAAGAGCCTCGTCGTTATCGCAATCGACAATACAGACGCCTGAGAGTTCTCCAGTGACAATGGCGATGTTCGCTTCAGGCCACGTGTTGAACCACTCAGTAACTTCTTCTGGCGTGGGAAGGCGTGTTTGGTATTCCTTCCAACGAATGGCTGGTCTTTTTGTTTCGGGGAGTATCGGTACGACCGAGAACCCTTCATCCAGATATTCCAGTGCGGCGTTCAGTATTTCTTGGGTCATCAAAACCTCTCTCAATATAATCGTCAATTTTAAGTTCTGGGTATTGGCCTTTGATTTTTACTAAGACCCTGCTAGACAACATGTTCTGTTTCAGCCAACGGTAGGGGCTGGTGCGTGAAACACCGATAGCCTCAGCGAGTTTGGCTGGACCACCGCAGTCGTCAATGAGCCGTTGTATGTTAAACGTCATCTGAAACCTTCCGTATTTAGTTGTTGACAGTGTATGCAGAACATGACACTTTACGTTATCTTTTTCAAGATATTATTTGAGGATTAAGATGAAGCTAACTAACACACTGGGTGTCGCCCCCAAAACCAAAGGCGTCTTAACTCCACAACCGAATTGGGTAGCAGAAAAAAACGGTCATGTTTGGGAAGTCGAATCGGAAGAATTCGAAAACTGGAGCTCACAGGCTCATGAAATCACTGAACGTATTGAACGCCTGCAAACTCAACTTGAAGAGGCTCTTCAACATATCCGTGAGATGTCAACAAGAGTTGCCACGAATTCAACTGATGACGTTGTGATGTCAGGTGGTGGGTTTGAGGTGACCGTCAAACGGCGCTCACAAAACAGGTGGGACACAGCCAAATTGGAAGACATCTTTTCTGATATGACAGACCTTCCTGCACATGTGAAGAAAAATCTCGGCGTAGACAAGAAGGTTTACGAACGACTTTCGGAGCATGAGAAAGAAGAGTTACGACCAGCACTTGAAATAGTGCAACAGAAATCCGCAGTAAAAGTTAGGAGAAAGTAATGTTTAGTTCAACGTCACAAGCGGGGGTCAAGAACCACAAGACCCTCCTCTACGGACACCACGGCTGGGGCAAGACGTACCAGTGTCGGTTTTTTGCAGAGGAATATGGCAAGGGCTTAATCATTTCCGGTGAGAGTGGGCTTGCGTCTCTTTCAGATGTCGAAATTGATTATGTAGAATTTCACGGCTGGAACAGAAAACACCACCCTGATTTGCCAGAAGATAAGTTCACATTCCTTGACATCGTCAAGCTAATTAAAAAGCCTGACTTTAAAAAGCAGGGCTACAAATGGATTGCAATCGACAGTCTTACGGAAATGTCAGACAGATGTATGCAAGACATCGAAAAAGACTTTGATAGCCCAACTGATTTGAGGAAGTGGCAGGACTACGAGCGCCAGATGATTGGTGCTTTGAAGTTTGTTCGTGACCTTCCGTACGAAGTCTTCGTCACTTGCCTTGCAAAGGAAGAGAAGAACGATAACGACGCTATCGAATACTGGCCTATGGTCACCCAAACCAAGGTGGCTAAGAAGTTGCCTGCACTATTCGACCACGTCTTTTGCGGTCTTCGCTCCACTGACGAAAGCAGTGGTGCAGTAACCGTCTCACGCCAAATCATTACTGACAGTGTCCGTGGATGGCATGGCAAAACCCGTGACCCCCGTGGTCGATTAAAAGCCGTAGAGAAATGCGGCAATGTCGTTGAGCTATTGAAGCGCATCAACAGCGACGATTCACAACTCAAAGTAGCGGAGTAAGATATGAGTGATTGGAGTTTCGATAAAGTAGACCTTAGCGGTATTGATGAAGGCGGCGGTCGCCTTACACTTCGACCGGGAAACCACGAAGTCAAAATCAGTAGCGCAGAACTGAAGACGACTAAGCAGGGCACTGGCAAGTATATAGAAGTCCGGCTTGAATCTGAGAATGGTCAATATGTTACTGACCGCATCAATGTAAAAAACCCAAGTGCAAAAGCACAGGAAATAGGTCTTGCCAGACTCAAGTCTCTTTTGACAAATGCAAATCACCCGACACCAGACAACCCGAAGGACATTAATTCTTTGGTTGGTCTATCTGTTGGTGTTCGTGTGGAGACTGGGCCCGACTGGAAAGACGGTGATGGCAACGTCCGTCCGGGCGGTGGGCAACCACGCCAAAACGGTGCTTACTTTATGCTTAATGGAAGCGTAATGCTGGGTGAGGTGGACGAGGGTCCAACTATGAAAGCACCTAAAACAGAATCTCCGGCACCGTCTTCGGACAGTGACGCAGATATACCTTTCTAATCCCTCCCTCACGGAAAGGTATATGGGGGGCGCACATTTTTTGAGAAGGATGGTGTGTGTCCCCCACCTCTTATGAGTATCGAAGACGATATAATAGCCAGCATCGACGATGCAGAACGCGAGGAAGGCGAACAGCGCGCGTATCTCGGTGCCTCGATGATTGGCAATCAATGCGAGTTTTACTTGCAGATGGGCTTGCGCGGCTACCCCAAAAAGCCGTTCCCCCCGAACGTCCTACGCATCTTCGCCTTGGGTCATGCCATTGAGGATATGGTTGTAAAACACCTCAAGAAGGCTGGCTATTCAGTTATGGAGAAGGACGACTTCACTGGCAGGCAGTTTGAGTGGAAAGCTATCGGAGGCCATGTCAAAGGACACGCAGACGGGATGATTGATTTGGGAAAGGGCAGTCTCTCTCTGCTTGAAATCAAATCCATGAACGACAAGAAGCACAAGGAGTTTGTGAAAAGGGGAATTAAAGCCGCCAATGCTACGTATTACGAGCAAATGCAGATGATGATGGGCATGGCAGGGAATATTACTGAGTGCTTATTTATTGCCTATAACAAGAATGATTCGACTTATGCCTGCGAGGTTGTCGAATATGATGAATTCGACTACGCGTACATCGTTGAAAAAACAAATCGCGTTTTAAGTGGTAGCGCCCTACGTCTACGGGACGCTCCCGATAAGTTCCCTTGCACTTGGTGCGACCGAGCCCAGCTTTGCTGGGGCGAGGAGCTTGATGAACAAATACCGAAACTCTGTCGTACTTGTCGTCATTCACGTCCGACAGACGAGGGTGGGTGGAAGTGTATTAAACACAATAAATTATGTCAGAACCCATGTGACGACTGGGCTCGATTAGAAGCGGAGCCATGCTTATGAAGGACGATATATCACTAACAGAAAGACTAGACCGCCTAACAAGTCTGATAGAGGATGAAAGTCACAAGCGCAAAGAAGAGATAGAGCTTCTTAGGCAGATTGACTCTATGGATGAACGTGAGCAGTATCTTAAAGAATCGAACATCACACCTCATTCTGCTGATGTCTGGAATCAAATCATCAAAGTCACTGACAAACGTAGACACACAAAGGACAGACTAGCAGAAGTTCGTTGTGAGTTGGAAACTGTCAGGCAAGAGAAAGAAATAGCACAAGTGGAGTTGAACTTTTATGACTACTAAAGCCAGCCTTATAGAGGAGGCTCTACAAGCCGTAGAGGAACGTGGTGAAAAATACGGTCACCCTCGAGAAAATCTGAAACGTATTGCTGAGATGTGGACTTCTTACTTGGGGTTCTCAATAGAGGTTCAAGACGTTGCCATGATGATGATATTGCTCAAGGTCGCTCGTACTGTCGAAACGCCTTGCCATAGAGACAGTCTTGTAGACATTGTGGGGTACATACATACTATAGAAATGGCTCTGTCTCGTGACTGATTGGGTTGGTCGCCACAAATAGACTCGCGACACTCCACGGTCAGAGTGTCTTTTAGTTCCACTTCTTGGGCCAGCTTCGAGTCCACGGGTTTTGTCGTGTTCTTCGTTTCTCTTGTTCGCCAGCCACAGCATCAACTACACCCTCTTTGAAATTACGCATACCGCCGAGAACAGGTATTCTAGCCGCTAACTCTCGTACTGCCTGACGTTCTTTACCATTTCCATTTTCGTCTGCAAACAAGGCGTCACCTATGCCTGTACCAACATTCCAAAGTGATGGTAACGTCCCTGCGGTCGGTCCGAACACTGTAGACAGAGCTCTCGAGAAGCCATACTGACCATTGTCAGCCTGTTCAGCGACATCATACATGGTGTTTGACAGCAACCCTAGACCCCCAAGGTGGACATAACCCTCGAAATACCATCCAAGGAATTCGTCTGCCTCGCCATGAATTCTTGGGTCGAAGCCTAACGTCTCAGCTATTTCTAGGAGTGTTGAAGAATTACTTAGCTTGCGTTCTCTGAGTTCAGATTTTTCGTCCTCGCCCCTAAACTGTGCCAAGTCTTTTGCGGCGAGGGCTACGGCACCTGCCGCCGGACCCACAGTAGCAAGAGAAACCAGTGGCGCTATACGTCTACCACCGCCAGTAACCGGGTCAACAGTAGCGGCCTGTTTGATGTTGCCATGCACCAGCCTACCTAACTCAAGAGGGTAAGATTTCAGTTGGAACACAATAGCCCCGATTGGACCCTGAGCCCAAAGCGGTATTTTGTTTGGGTTTGGTTGGACGATGGTTTCATCAGCAAACTTAATTAGGGCGTCCCGAAGCTGTGGTTGTTCGCTGTAGTCAGTAATCGACCTCAGGTCTATGACACCTTGGTCAAGAAAGCTGTCTAGTCCGTAAGCTCTCAGCACGCGGAACGCTTTTTTAAACTGTTGGTTCTGCGCTGTTACCGGGATTTCTGGGTTGAAATTAGCTATCGCGCGGTCATACTCACTGTAGAACCACTCTAAGCCTATAGCCCCCGCCAACTTTCTGTTGAAGTTCGTCCACGGCGTCAGCATTGTCGCGTTGAAGAACGCTACCGTGTTCTTTGTGGCGGTGGTTCCGTATAGCCCAGTCATGCGCTCGTGAACCATATTTTCAATCGCCAAGCCAGCATTGTGTATTAGGCTCCTGTAGTGCGGGTCTGCCACCCACTTAGCAAGAGACTTAGAAAGAGCCACAGGACCGATACCTGACTTAACCAAAGCTAGTGCAGGGTCAGCTATAGATGTAAGAGTTGTCCAGCCTAACAGTGTTACTGATTGGAATGAGCGGGAGAACTTGCTAAATCCATGCAACGCTTTGCTGTCATGTATGGATTTGCGTTGAGCAACCCGGAAACTCTTCTGAGCAATTTTGGACATTTCTCCTGTTATGCCCTTCCCACCATTTGCTCGCCTGTCCATAATAGCTCCGACGATAGCGTCTACGCGCTTGGAAAACACGGCCCGGTCAATCTCGTTATTCGACGGGTCAAGAGCCATGAGGTACTCACGAATTGCCGCTGGCCCATCTTCTGCAAGCGAGATTGCTTTTTGAGCGGCCTCTCTTGCGCCTAACTCGTCTCCTTCAAACGGCATCAGGGTTTCCCTGACTAACTGACCGTGGTCAACCTCTCCTGTTCCCTGCTCGAAGGAAGACATACTCCGTGTTGAAACCTTCTTCCGCATGAGAAGCAATTTAATTGCCTCTACGCCAGTGCCTTCATCCTCCATTACGGATAGATAATCATAAAAACCGTGAGCTTGATTGCCGTACTTCTTGGCTTGGTCAATACGTCTTACGGCACCATCAATGTACTTAGCTAATATCGACTCCAAGTCGTCTTCGAGGTAGACGCCTATGTCATCTAATAATTCAGGATATTTATCGAGCCTGATAAGACGTGTGTAATCTATGTGGTCACCAACAGCGTCGCGTGAGCCACCTGATGGTGGCTCCACGTACAGACCATCATCGTCTACCAAATGGTCGAATACCCGGTTTGCGCTTTTCATTGCCTGTTCTGGGTTGAACATGCGGCCCTCTCTAGCGGCCTCAGTCTTGTAGTAACGAACAAGGCGTTCAACAAAGTCATCCTTGTTTTGTTGTATCTTTTCTACATTCCAGACTTGGGGGAAATAGTCTCTGATTTCACCGACCATCACGCCCGCTTGACGCAGTTGAACAAGCAATGTTTTAAACGTATCTCTGATTTTGTCGTGAGCGGCACGCTCTTCTACAGACAAGCTGTTCATTTCGTCACTGCCTTGAGGACGTTGTAACGCACGAACAATCTTTCTATACGACTTGGGTTGCTTTCTACCGAAACCGGGAAGCATACGGACCCCTGTAAAGTTAGTAGAATTCCTAAACCAGTTTACCATTACGTTTGGTTTGTCCGGCAGTTCACGCAATGCGTCGAGAATAGGTATAATAAACCCACCAGTCTGACCGCTAGTGCGCTCAAAATGACCCGTACCTTCTGTTCTCCCGGGGGACAACCAATCTGCAATCCAGTGCATGTTATTTTGTCGTAGACGTGAAGAGATTTCTCCGAAGGTAACGGTCAGCGCCCTAGACAAAGCCCCGGCTTCTTGCGGGGTAGGCATCTTACCCTGTGCCATTTTTGACACACCAGACGCGGCCTGTGGACTGACGCCATTTGATTGTAGGTTATGACCCAATTCGGTTGCATGTACAGGCTGAAACGTCCCAGCCTCTCCGTAACCCAAGAAAGTTCCAAGGGCCCTGCGGACAGATGGCAAGCTCTCTTCTACATAGAAAGACGGCTCTGCATCCCCTGCGTCAAACGCTTCGTCTTTAATTCCCCGTACGTTTGCATCGTCGAATACCAGTATCTCTCCGCCTCTTTCTCGTATAGCCTCATAGCCCAGTTCTTCGGCAACATTGCGAAGTTGTTCTCGCGCTTTTGGCTGGTTCCTGTTGGTTGGGTCTAGTGCGTTAAGCAGGAGACGTTCTACAACCTGCCCGTTACGGGGTATCTTAGGCATCTGCTGTAGACGTTGGAGGGCGTTCGCATCAATCAAGCCCTTCTCTAGCATTTTACGTGCCAGAGCGGAGATTAACGTGCCACTGGTGAAGTGCTCCCTGCCCTTGCTCAAGTCGAGAACATTATCCACGCTAACATAAACAGGCTCTGGGCTTGTTCTGTCGCCTATTCGTTTGTCCAACTCGTCGTCTATCACACCTATCGTGCGGACAGTTTCAGGCAAGCCACGGTCTTTGTTTTGACTTTTTGGGTCTTCGGACCGGGTTGTTTTTATTGCGTCATCTTCAAGCATATTGCGTGCCTGAATTAGCTGACTGACGTTATCGTCTGCATCAGCACTAACGTCTGCGTCGAACAAACTATCGGTATCCGGCGCTGAGTCGTGGATACGCACACCTGAACCGTATTCTGTTTGGACGACCGGGATGTTACCATCACCTTGCCCAGATGCCACGAAGAACGTCCTCGGTCTACCGTTGTCTTGTATGCGGCTTAAACCACCACCGACAAAAGCCTCAATGGACGAACGCCTGCTTGGGTCACTAGCCGCCCAAGTATCGTCTGCAATATCGTTTGCCAAGAAGGAAGGTATTCTTTTTCTGCGCTGAGGTAGGGAAACACCCGTATTTTGTGACGTTTCGAAGAACCCGCCACGCATATCAATACCCGGGAACGCACGCCGTACGTCCTCACTTAATAAACCATTGAGCATGTAAGACACGCGGTCCAGTAGAATCTCTTCATACGAGTTGTTTGTTGCTTTGTAGTAATCTGGTGCGTCGTATTGAGAGGCATAATCTCCTCTTGAAACCGCCTCTACCTCAAGAGCATACTCGTCAGCCTTTTTTGCAGAGCCGCCTTGGTCTAGCCTGTAGGCCAAAGCAATCAGGCGCAGTACTGCCTGTCTTTTCTGTTCTGTTGTTCCATTTACTATTGTAGTGGCAAAGCTCCTAATACCTTTTCTGAATTCATTAAAAGCATCGCTTGTGTAGTCGCCATTAAAACTCAAGTCTGGAAGGTCAGCATCAGGAATATTAGGAACCAGCGCTTCTGCGGGATTGCCCTGAAGGTCTTTTGCAACACCCTGCATTATTGACAAAGGAAGATTATCGGTTCCACGGGAAAAGATGTTCATCAAGCGGTACGTAATTAACCTTGCGGCGTGCTGTACCTCTTTGTCTCGAACAGTGATTTTTGACTGGATTTCTCTTGAAAGAAAACCACCCATAGGGGACACACTATCATCTTCGACGCCAACTCTTTCAGTGAGTTCTTGGTCGATTGAACCCCTTGTTTCTGAGTCAACAACCCTTCTTGTTGGTAGGGTTGAATCAACTCTCTGTGTTCTTACCCGAGCTTTAAGTTCTCGAACTACGCCAAGCTCTTCTGCTGTAAAAGCGTCCCCCCTCTCTCTGGCCTTGGTAACTATGCTAACAAGCTCGTCCCTTGAGAGAGTTTGGGGGTTGTTCATCTCTTCAACTTGTTTTGTGGCGACAGGGGACTGCTTCTTGTTTACCTCAGATTTTTCTGCCGCTTCGATTTCATCAAGCTCTTTCTCTCTTTCGGCCTTCGACTTACCAAATATTCTGCGCTGGAATTCTCTAAACTGACCTTCTTTGCGTACGCCCATGACGTCCAGTTCGCTACCTATCCGTGTCTGACCCCTCTCAACTTGGTTATATTTCTTCACAACATGTGTGTTGATGACCTTGTGCACAGTCATGAAGTCGTCTCCAGACGCAGGCTCAAGAGCTTTTAGGACGTTGTCTGCAACCTTGGGGTCAACGATGTTACCTTCAAAGCCAATCTGGGCAAGCTCGGAAACCTCGGCAAGCCTATCGCGGTCCATGCCAAGGGCATCAAAAATCTTGTTTCCGAACCTAGCGACACGACCATTTATTTCTTTTGTAAGCTCAAACGGTGCGTATTCTTTAAACCTGCTCGCATTTGACATGCCGTAAAGCGCCTTAGAGAGCTCTAGCGCACTATCAATAACATCATCGGGGTAGCCACCACCACTCATTTCGTGGCGGGTCATTGCCTCACTGAGACGTTGCACCAAGTAACTTACTTCTTTACCCCTTCTTAGCAGAGCTTCACCAGCCTCTGTGGTCGGGTCAACCGCGTCTCTCATTCTGATTGCTTCTGCCGTGTCTGGGTAAACACGCTCAAGTATCTGCGTGACAGTTGGGTCAAGGGTGTCAGGGTCAATCATCTTCTTAAAGACTGCTCGCGCGTATTCCCTAATACGAGCCCAATAGCCCGGCGTGAGTAACTCACCGAGTTTGTCTACATAGGCAACATCGCGAAACCTTGGAGACATTTTGTTTTGCATAGCCCAGTAGGAAAACTGCTCTGCAAAGTATTCTTGTGGACTACGGGGATGGACAGGCTCCCACCCAAACATTGTGTAGTCCTCAACACCTTCTGCTATGCCCTGTCTGTAGCGTTTGTAAAAAGAGCTTGCTGTACCGTCTGCTGGGTCCTGCTTCGCCATTTTCTCCATGCCTTCCCAGAACTCCATCTTGTCGCCATCAGTCAGGAGGTTTTCGTAAACCCAATGACCCATTTCGTGGAGCAGTGTGTGAAGACGAGGTGTGTGAGGTGCATTTAACTGGTCAAAGCCCTCCATAGCTGGACGAGAGTCTAAAGTTATCTCGTTAGTCGCTGTGCTGAATGTCCCCAATGCGTCGGCGTCTGTATTTTCAGCGAACTTAGGAGCGCCCGCTCCACCTGCCTCAGCTAAGTCCTCAATAAGTGCATGGGCTTCGTATATTTCTGAGCGGCTCCAACCCACAGCAATTTTTTTAAATTGCTTTTGTGATTCTTTTATTGTTTCAGTATCGCGTCGTACATATTCGGGAACGTATCTATTCTTAAAGGCATAAAGCTCTTTAATAATTTCAAAGGTTTTTCCGTCGCCATCTGGAAAGCCTGCAAAACCATCTACCTGATTGGTCATCATGTCGATGTCTGCTTTGGTAACCCTTCCGTTTCTGGCACGCGCAAACTTTAAAAATGCTTCTATTACTGCCCCAGACATCTTGAGGTTGGGGTCTCTACTAGTGGCATAATCTTGAGTTCTGGGCTCTACAGCATAATCACCGTAGTTAAGCTCCTTGACACGAACTGACAACCTTTCAAGTTCATTCAAGTCTATATCAACAAACTGCTCGCTTGCCTCTTTAACGGACAGGAAGCGTTTACCGGAATCATCAATATCAGGCTCAAAAACCTCAAAGGTTCTTTGAGCTAAGTCGGACTTGGAGCTTGCTGATGCACTGACATACCCAACCTCAAATTTCTCAGGAGCCATTTTCCCAGCAAGCGTAGCCACGCTACCAGTCCCAGCCCTTTCCTGAGCCCTAGAGACCACACGGACGTCTCCATACGCAGGGTCTTCCGGGTCTGTAATCATGATTGCAAGACGTTTACCCTCGCCATTGAACACGGGCAGGTCTGGATGGTTGACTTCTGGGGCTTCTGTCTCTGCCCGCAACTTAACGTCATCAACATTATCAAGGGCCGCGAACAGGTCATCTAGCGAGCCGCCGTCCTCAAAGGCTTTTCTAGCTTCAGCTAGAGCCTGAGAAGCTGGTTTGGTTGGCACATCGTGGTCTACAGGCGCTTCGGTCTTTTCGTTGTCCAGCGCATACCGCAACATCTCTGGCGTCTCAAAAGATTTACCGCGATAATCAACATATAAAACTTGTTTCTTTTTAGCCTTCGGCCTTCTTATAATCTTCTTGCCTTTTGGGGTGCTTGTTGTTGTGCCCCTATTAGTTCCGTATACGTCCTCTCCGCCAGTAGAGACGTACTCAACAATGGCCCTGTTTTCTTCTTCTACTGTTCTCCCGGTAATAGGGTTTTCGACTTTAACAGGTCTGCGAGCTATATCGACAGCCGCCTCTTGACCATAAATAGTCTGGCTGTTCTCGCCCTCAGTCCCCCGTATAACCTTTGGTCTTTGCCCAATAACAGTTCTGCCATCACCAACGGGTGTGTTGCGACGCAGTATTTCTTGGATACGTCCCCTTACAGTACGTCCTGCTGTAGTCTCTGTTGGTGGGTCAGCCAACGTGCCCTTGATTGAGACGTCTGTTTTCTTGGCGTTTTGGGCGTCTCTCTTAACCTGTATGACAGCCATAGCCTCTGCTGTTAGCTGGTCGTCGGCGTCACCACGAGCAAGAATGTTTTTCGCAATCTGTCGAACTTTCTTTTTCTGGGTAGTGGTAAGCTCTGACGTGTCGAATAGAGAGTTTGTTTGCCCCTTCTTCGGCATCGGCAATGACTGCCCGCCCATTGGCGGCATGTCATTGCCCGTGACCACGCCAATCGTCCAGTTAGTAAGAGCATCGAGGTCTGCCTCAGGGGTGCCACTTTCTTTTAGAACTCTTCTAAGAAGTGCTGGGTCTTGCTCTGCTATTGTGCGAACCTTGTCAGCACCATACTTATCAATCAATGGGCCAGCATATTGGTCGAACATGCTCGCCATCGTGTCGTCAGACTTGAGAGCGTCTTTTTTATCTTTTATGTGTTTGCGTAACGCTTGTTGAGCCTTCTTCTGTACAAGAACACCGTTGTCGTCTACCGGGATTACGCCACGCTCAATAAGGTCAGCTAAGTCATCCTCAGTCATATTGTTAGAGTTCAGTATTTTCTCGATAGAAATACGCTGATTCTCAGTGTTGTACTCAACCTTCTGAATTGGAATATTGCTCGGTGCATCTGGTTCTTCTGGGCCCACATCATTACGGGCATCGGTACGCATTTTCTTGAGTTTTTTATGTGCTTCTTGAGTAAGCGTCCGTTTTTTTGTGATTTTAAGCTCGCCAGACTCGACCATTCTGTTTAGGTCTGCGTCCTCCAGATTGAGCTCGTCCATAATTTCTCGCACAGAGGCTTCCTGCTCCGCTGACCGGAATGACCAACCAGTTGGTTCTGTCTTCGTCGGAGCCTCTATGGGCTCCTCCACAGGGGCTACGTCTGCGTCTGCGGCTTGCTCAGGGGCATCAGGGGCATCAGGTGCGTCAGGTGCGTCAGCTACTGTGGGTTGCTCTGTTGCGGCTGGTGCGGCCTCAGGAGCCTCTACTGGCGCGTCCTGCGCCTTCTTGGTTTCAAACTGCTTTAAACGCTCAATCAGCGTCCCCAAGTCAATTTCATCACCAGAGTCGATTACACTTCCGTATATTGTTTTTAGCTCGTCCAGACCGCTTGCCAGTGTCTGACCACGGGCTATCTTTGCTGGGTCGTTGCTTTCAAGCAGGGGCTGTATTTCTTTTTCATAGTTATTTAGTCTTGCGGCGAGCTTCTCTAGCTGACGGAAAACACTGCGTGCCTCTGCTAGGTCTTGGTAGTCGTCGCCCTGAGCGCCGACCTCCAACATTTTTTCTTCTATCTCTTTGGCCCTGCGGCGTACGTAATCTTCGTCAATGTTGAACGTACGGTCTACCTCAGAGCGACCAGATACCAGTGCCTCCTCAGCGGCCTCAGCTTCGGCTCTAGCTCTTTCAGCGGCTTCGGCTTCTTCTGCCGCCAAAGCCTCTTCTTCAGCGCGTCTAGCCCTATCCGCTTTACCAAACAAACTGTCTTGACGAAGAGTGCCGTCTCTTAGGGTTTGGCGAACCATGCCTTGGTTCATGTTTAGAATGTCTTCTGGCGAGTATCCTAGTTCTGCAAGGCGTTCGTTTTCACGAGCAATCGTTGCAAACCGTGTGCGCGTTTGCCCTGCTGAGTTTGTTTTGGGTAGACGACCGTTGACTTGGTAAATACCAGCAATACCACCTAGCGTAAAACCAGATGCACCACCAATAAGAACGCCCCAACCAGCGGCTTTTGCGAGTTTCCCTAATTCAAATTCGTCTTGTATACCAAGATTTAGGTCGCGTATTTGCTCCAAGGAGTTGAAAACTGTTTCTGTACCCGCCCCTATAGCCGCGTCTACACCCATACCAGCAAGACCCGCTCTGCCTATTGCTTTGGCTTTGCCCCCTAAGCCAATCTGAGTGCCTGCTCTCGCGGCGGCGTTCATGCTCGCCCTAAGGGATTGCTTCGCTACCTGACCGCCGACACCAAAACCAATGACATTTATAGGGTCAGCTAGTGCCGCACCCACATTCTGAGCCAGACCAGCGGCTCCGCGACCACCTTCTTCGTAAAAATTAGGTAGGCTTTGGTAAACCTCCTGTAGACGAACCATAAGCTGTCGCTGACGTTCGTCTGCGGTTAAAGCCTCTCCAACGTCTTTGGCAAGAGAAACG